AATTTAAAAACAAATAAGGAAAGAGAGGAAATCTTATATGACAGATGCACAAAAAAGATTTTGTGATGAGTATTTAATCGACCTTAATGCAACAAGAGCATATAAGGTTGCTTATTCAAGATGTAAAAAAGACGAAACCGCTAATGTAAATGGTAGTAAATTGCTAAGAAATACTAAGGTTCAAGAATACATATCAGAAAGAATGAAAAAACGAGAAAAAAGAACAGAAATAACACAAGACATGGTAATAAAAGAGTTGGCAGCAATAGCCTTTTCAAAAGCAAGTGATTATGCAAAATTAAAGAAGATGAAAAGAAATGTACCAATATTCGATGGAGAAGATATAGTTGATTATAAGGAAGAAGAATATACTGGAATAGAGTTTACTCCTACAGATGAATTAACAGAAGAACAGAAAAAAGCATTGTCTGGAATAAAAGAAGGCAAATTTGGAATACAAGTAGATTCATGTGATAAAGTTAAAGCTCTTGAATTGTTAGGAAGACATTTAGGAATATTTAATGACAAAATGGATGTAAATGTTCAAGAAAAAGAAGAAAAGAAAAATGCTATATCAGATATATTAAATCAAATGCAAAGTGCAGATGATGTGTAATGTTAAAGTTAAGTCAAAAATATAAAGAGTTCTTACAAACAAAATGTAAAAGAGAGTTTTTAGAAGGAACAACTGCAGCAGGAAAAACAACAGTAGGAATATTCAAGTTTATGTGCATGGTTGCTGATTCTGATAAGAAGTATCATATTATTGCAGGTGATGATGTAGGAACGGTAGAAAAGAATGTAATAAACTCCGAAAATGGTTTACTAGAACAATTCGAAGATATAGCAGAGTACTGGCCAAAAGGAAAAGATAAAATAAGACTACCACATATAAGATATGACACAAATAAAGGTGAAAAGATAATATATGTATGTGGTTATGGTGACAAAAAAAGATGGAAAAAAGTTTTAGGGGGACAAGTTGGGTGTGTATATCTAGATGAAGTAAACTTGGCAGATATGGAGTTTATGAGAGAAGTTACGCATAGATGTAAATACATGATGACAACATCAAATCCAGATGATCCATCATTAGACATATATAAAGAATTTATAAATAAAAGTAGACCAATACCAAAGTATGAAAAAGATTATCCAACAGAATTACTAAAAGAATTAAAAGAACCTCATGTAAAAGGTTGGGTACACTGGTATTTTACTTTTTACGACAATGCAGCACTTACAAAAGAAGATATACAAGAAAAAATAGATGCAACACCGATAGGAACAAAAATGTATAAAAACAAAATACAAGGACTAAGAGGAAAAGCAACAGGCTTATGCTTCAATTTACAACCTAAAAATATAATAACAGTAGAAGAAGCTAAGAAAATGAAATTCAAATTATTTTCTATTGGTTGTGATACATCATACTCAAAAGAAAGCCACGACAAGGTAACATTAGAAGGTATAGGTATAACAACAGATAATAAATGTGTATTATTAAAAGAAAGAACATTTAATAATAGAGATAGAACAATACCATTTGCACCAAGTGATGTAGTTCAATGGATAATACAATTCATGGAAGAATTTAAAAATGAATGGGGATTTGCAAGAACTTGTTTTATAGATAATGCAGACCAAGGAACAATAATGGAAGCAAACAAAGCAAAAAGGCAAAATGCATTAGTATATAACTTTGAAAATGCATGGAAAAAGACAAAGATAATCACTAGAGTTCAACTACAAGAAAGTTGGTTGAATACTGGTGATTTTTTAATTGTTGAAACTTGCAAAGACTATATAGATGAATGTAACAAATATTCATTTGATGAAGATAATCAACCAGAAGACGGAAATGACCACAGCATAAATGGTTGTCAATATGCTTGGTTACCACACAAAAAGAAAATTGGTAATTGGGAAGTAATAAAGAAATTGATAAAAGATGAGGAGGAATAATATATGAGTACAAGAAGCACATTATTTCAAACACCAACAATTGAGATAGATCAAAGTAGATATGAAGAATTAATACAAGAGGAATTAAAATATAAACAATATAAAGAACAAGCACCAATAGAAGTAATTAGAATAATAGAAGGTCAAGATAGTGAAATTGCAACAACTGAAAGTTTGGAGGAATAAAATGGGAACAGTCAATGACAAAATAAAAAATGTAATACGAAATTGGTTAGAAATACAACCAAGCGTAGGAGACACAATAACAATACAAGAAACAAATACATTTGAAGGTAATTGTTTTAGAAATCTATTGTGGTATAGAGGAGATGCCTCAGAATTACATCAATATTATACACAAACAGATGACTTGATGGGAAATGCTAAGTTTTGGGCAGCACAAAGTACAACTGGTATAAATATCAGAAAAATACATACTGGATTACCTGCTATGATAGTTGATATGTTAGCTGATATAATAGTTGATAGTTTTAATAAAATAGAAGTTAAAGGAAACAATGAAGCACAAACAAATTGGGAAGAAATAGCAAAAGAAAATGACTTTAAAGAAACATTAAAACAAGCAATAATTGATGTATTTGTGCAATGTGATGGTGCATTTAAGATAAGTTATGATACAGACATAAGTAAATATCCAATAATAGAGTTTTATTCTGGACAAGATGTTGATTACGAATATACAAGAGGAAGGATAACAGGAATAAACTTTAAAAATAAATACAATAAAAAAGATGCTTGCTATACTTTATTTGAAAAATACTCAAAAAATGGAATAAAATATGAACTATACAAAAATGACAAATTAATGGATAATTACAGAGCTATTCCAGAAACAGCAGATTTAAAAGAACCAAGAGACACAAATTTTATGTTGGCTGTACCTATGATGT